AATATAAATAAAGTATAGAGTAAATTAAATTAGGGACTAAATATGAAAAATTTTAAAGATCTAGTTTCGGAAGTTGCCCAACCAGTGGCTCCAGAAGAAAAACGATTTAAGGATCAACATATGATCGAGGTAATCCCTCATCCTGTTGCGCCTGACTACGTTTTCAGCGGAGAGATACCTGGTAAAGGAGAGGCTGCAAGACCAGCTGACCAGAAAGGCGATGAAAACTACGATAAGGCTTATAAAAAGAAAACAGCGCAAACACTACCTCAACGCGGTACAGGTGATGGCAAAGATATTGACGACGTAAAGAACGAAGAAAAAGATATCGTTAAGAAATCCATTACTGAAATACTTGGAGTCAATAAAAAGAAAGAAGCCAAGAAAGATGACAGCGAAGAAATGGAAGAAGCAATGGAAGCTTCTTGTGGCTGTGGTCCTGACTGTGGTCATTGTGGTGGAAAGCATGAAGCATCAGAGATTGGTAAAACATGTTCTTGCTGCGATAATAAAATCGAAGCCATTAAAGAAGGTGGTTCAGATAGTTTAAACGCTGAGAAGAAATCTGTTAAGAAAGCAACAACTAAAGAAGATAAAGTTGATGCAAAGGATAATAAGGATTCTTTAGAACCTGAAGCAAAGCCAATCAATAAGCCTAAACCTTCACCAACACAAGTTACTATCAAAGACAGTAATGGTAAAACTCTATCAATGACATTTAAAGAAATGTTAAATAAAGTTTCAACAGAGGAAGAATTGCTTGAGAGTCCCCAGCAAGAAATTCCTATGATGATGAAACAGCTACACTTCATTGCTTATGCTTCTGAAGAGATTGGAGATTACCTTAAAACTGAAGGACAAGATCCTGAAGAATGGTGGCAGAATAAATTAGCTGAAGTATTCTCAAATGTTAAATCATTATATGCTTATGCTAAAGGCGATCAAATGGTTAACAGTAGACCTCTATCAGCTTCAAAGATGTATAAAGCTCCAATGTCTTACGAATCAATTAAAGCAGGATCATTTGAATTACAAAGCGAAACAGTAATAGAAGTATCAGAAGACGATGCAACTGTTTTAAATAAAATGTTCAGTGAACTAACAGAAACAAATACGAAAGAAATGTATAGTGTATTAGTTGCTGATGAAGCAGGCTATAATGAAATCCTCGAATTTGCGAAGGAGAATGTATAATGCCAAGTATAATTAAAGTTAAAGGTACTGAAGCTTCTATAACAACCGCTGATAATATTGGTACAGCAACTCTCGTTAGATTATTTAACGCAACTGCTTCAGGTATACTTATTACTCATCAGAATGCAAGTGGAGATGTTCTTGGTACATTTACTGCAGGTTCTGGGCAATCGTTTGTTAAGAAAGATTCTACTGATACCTTAGCCGCAGCCTCTGCAGTATTAATGGTTGGCGTTGCCCACTACACATAAAGGAAACTATTATGAATTTAAATTTAATAACAGAATATAGAGACGATTCCGTAGAAGTAATTACCGAAGCTAAAGAAGACGGTAAAAAGAATTACTTTATTGAAGGTATCTTTATGCAAGGCGATCTAAAAAATCGCAATGGAAGAATTTATCCAAGTGCCACTTTAGAAAACGAAATGAATCGCTATAACAAAGAATTCATTCAAACTAAACGTGCTCTCGGAGAATTAGGTCATCCTGATGGTCCTCAGATCAACGGAGATCGAGTTTCACATCTGATTACAGAGATGAGACGCGAAGATAACGATTTTTATGGTAAGGCTAAAATCTTATCAACACCTATGGGGGAAATTGTTAAAAGCCTATTAGATGAAGGCGTTAAGATCGGTGTTTCGACACGTGGTCTTGGTTCAGTCAAGGCAGGTAGAGACGGAGTAATGGAAGTTCAAAAAGACTTTCATCTTTCTACTGTTGATATTGTTACTGACCCTTCTGCACCAAATGCGTTCGTAAATGGAATCATGGAGAACGTAGAGTATTACTACGATATTGCTTCTGGAAATTGGAGAGCCACTCAAATGGTTGAAGAAATCCAGCAGAAGGTAGAAAAACAATATAGGACTGTAACGAAGACAATTGACGAAGCCGCGGCAGCTGGAATGTTCCAAGCATTTATCCGTACTTTGAAAAATTAATCTTTTATAAATAAAACAGTTGAATATAAAAAAATTATTATTTGTAAAAAACAAATTAAAAAGGAGAAAATTATGTCAGACGTAAATAACGAAGCTTTCGTATCTGATGATGGCATCTCTAGTGTACCTGATGCAGTAGCCCCAACTGGCGGTGAAGGCAAAAAGGATAAGCTAAAGAAAACCACTACTGATGAACCTAAAGGAGCTGTCGACGACAAGAAGGTAACACCCGGACAAGCTGATGCAGGTAAGCCTGTACCAACAGCTGAAGAAGTTGAAACTGTTGAAGAAATCGTAATTGAATCTTCAATCGAATCTATCATCGAAGGCGAAGATTTATCAGAAGAATTCAAAAGCAAGATTAGTCTTGTATTTGAAGCCGCTTTAAACGAAGAAGTTAACAAAAGAACCGAGTCAATTCGTGAAGAACTAACTAAGTCTTTGGAAGAGTCATTAGAAGAAGCAGTAACTGAGAAATTGGATACTATTACTGAAAATGTCGATAAGTATTTAGATTACGTTGTTTCAGAATGGATGTCAGAGAATGAGATCGCAATCGAATCCGGTATTAAGGTTGAGATGGCTGAGTCATTAATGACAGGTCTTAAGAACTTGTTTGTTGAACACAATGTTACTGTTTCAGAAGAAACTGTTGATGTTGTCGCAAACTTAGAAACAAATGTAGCTGAGTTGGAAGAGAAAGCCAATGATCTTGTAAACGAGAATATCGAATTACAAAAAGAAATTGCTACTTTCAAAGCAGAACAAAAATTTGACGAAATATCAGAGGGACTATCTGCAAACCAGGTAGAACGTTTGAAAATATTGTCCGAAAAGCTTGACGTTGTAGATATTGATGCATACGCAGAAAATCTAACAGTAATCAAGGAGTCATTCTTTAGTGATAAGCCTCTTGTTGAAAAACATGATGTTCAGCACGAGAATGACGAAATTATTCTAGAGGAACAGGAAGTAACTAAACCAACTTCTGATTACGCCTCTATTAATTCTCTAGTTGAAGCTTTCAACACTAAGAAGTAAAGAATAATTAATTATTTGGTTTATTTAACTTAATTTTAATTAAATATAAAAAGGAGATCCAAAATGGATAACTATACAAGACTAGTGGAAAAGTGGGAGCCAATTCTAGGGCATGAATCTTTTTCACCAATTAAAGACGCTCATAGACGTGCTGTTACAGCAACGATCCTTGAGAACACAGAACGCGCACTAGCTGAAACTGGTGATCTTTCTGCAAACATGACTTCACTATTGTCAGAAGCCCCAGTTAACGCTGCCGGATCTGGCGGTTTTAGTGGTGCGTCAACTGCAACCGGTCCTGTTGCTGGTTACGATCCGATTCTTATCTCATTGGTAAGACGTGCGGTTCCTAACATGATTGCATATGACATCTGTGGTGTTCAGCCTATGACTGGTCCTACAGGCCTCATCTTCGCAATGCGCGCAAGATATGGTACTCAAGCCGGTGCTGAAGCATTCTACAGCGAAAGCGATACTGACTATTCTGGTACTGGTACTCATGCTAATCAGCTTCCTGCTGTTGGCGGAGCTGCTACTTCTGGTACTGGTATGACAACTGGAGCTGCTGAAGCCTTAGGCGACGGTGCTGGTACTAACTACGCAGAAATGGCCTTCTCAATTGAGAAAGTAACTGTATCTGCTAAGACTCGTGCTTTGAAAGCTGAATACACTACTGAGCTTGCTCAGGATCTTAAAGCTGTTCACGGCCTCGACGCTGAAACTGAATTGGCTAATATTCTTCAAACTGAAATCCTTTCAGAAATCAATCGCGAAGTTATTAGAACAATTTATAGCGTTGCTGTTGCTGGTGCCTCTGGTGCTGCAACCCCAGGTACTTTTGATCTGGACGTTGATGCAAACGGTCGTTGGTCTGTTGAGAAGTTCAAAGGCTTAATGTTCCAAATCGAGCAAGAAGCTAACGCAATTGCTAAAGGAACTCGTCGTGGTAAAGGTAACTTGGTTATCTGTTCTTCTGACGTAGCCTCTGCTTTGCAAATGGCTGGTGTTTTGGATTACACTCCTGCACTTAACAGCAACACTCTAGAAGTTGATGATACAGGCAATACTTTTGCTGGTGTTCTTAACGGAAGATTCCGTGTTTATGTTGATCCATTTGCAGGCGCTAACTACCTAGTAGTTGGTTATAAGGGTTCATCTGCATTCGACGCAGGTTTATTCTATTGTCCATACGTTCCATTACAAATGGTTCGTGCTGTTGGTGAGAATAGCTTCCAACCAAAAATTGGTTTCAAAACCCGTTATGGTATGGTATCTAATCCTTTCGCTAATGGTTCAGCTCAAGGTTCAGGCGCACTTTCTGCTAACGCAAACGTGTACTACCGCAAAGTAACAATCGCTAACTTGTTCTAAGCAAAACGATTGAAATAATAAGAAGCTGGTTTTAATCAGTCATCTTTTAAGGGATCCGCAAGGGTCCCTTTTTTTGTCTTAAATAAATTCTTCTCGCTTTGAATCCCAGTTCTTAAGAGCATCTTTAATACTTGCTTCTGCTAGTACTGAACAATGCAGTTTGAT